GCGCACGCGCGCACGCTCGCGCCAGTGCATGAGTTCATCCAGCGTCCAGTGTTCCATCTCGGACGGGGGCCAGTGGAAAATGACGGCAATATCGGCCATGGCGTCTTCTACGCAGTTGGGGAGGGCGCATCCTTGCGCGCGAAAAAACCGGCGATTTCGGCCCCCAATGCCAGCAGGTCCGCAAGGCACAGTTTGCTGATATCGGCCTCGGTCAGGGTCGGCGCGGTGATGCGCGGCAGCACTTTGTGCAGGGCGCTCACATCCAGTTGCGCCAGCTCCACCAGCGCCACGCCGCGCAGCTCGCCCGCATTGGGTTTGCGCAGGGTGATGGCGGTGATGGTCTCATCGCCGCGCTGGATGGGTTCGTCCAGGGTGACGGTGGGGGAGGTGACAGGGATCAGGGTTTGTTTGCTCATGGTGGTTCTCGGGTGGGGAAAATGGGGGACGACTATCCGCGCAGTGCAACGACAAGCTCGCCCAGGGCATGCAGGAATGGCGAAACCGCCCACATGCACAGGCCAGCGGCAAACAACACAATGGCAACGCCGATGCAGCCGCTCAAAAACGGAGGCAGTTCGCCACTGATTTCAATGTTGAAATTGTCCATTGGGGTTATCGAAACCACAGGCTGGCCGCCGCGACCAGCGCGGCCACGCCGATCAGGATTGCGGCCACGGTGTAGCGTTTGGCGACAATGCCCGCGTCTTTTTCGTTCAGTTTTCCGGTGACGTTCATATCAATGATGGGGAGATACTTGGGAATGAGTGCACAGCAGATTTTCAGGATAAAATCCGTCATACATGGCTCCTTAGGTTAGGTAAGGGGTTGGTGTAGAACGCCCCGGCAGCGGCAAACTGCCGGGGTGTTCGCTTGTGGGGCTTACATCCCGATGGCGCGGCGGATATCGCTCAGGCGGTCATTGCCGCCGATCACCTCGATCATGTTCACAAGGTCGATTTCAATTTCAGTGGCACCATTGATGGTGAGCTTGTAATAGCTGCACTGGGTCTTGACGCTGAACTCGGTATCGTCCCCGGCCTTGGCGGTGCCAAAGCCGATCTCGCTGTGGCGTCCGCGCACGACGATCTCGACCGCATCCACAGCGCCGGTATCGTCACGCTGATAGGCACCTGCAAACCGCAGCAGCACGGCGTCATGGCGGTTGGCGGCGTATTGGTGCAGCACATCGCGCATGAGGCCACCGCACTTCCATTCAAATTCGATGGCCTCCTGGCCGTTGTCGATTTTCACGGGGCCGGACATGCCGCCGCCGCGATAATCTTCCATTGAGCGGGTGAGCGTGGGCGGGGTGAGTTCAACGACCTGGCCGATATACGTGTTGCCATCGTTGAACAGGTTGAGGTTTTTTAACTTGCGGGGGAGGGCCATGAGATGGGTTCCTTATGCGTTGACGGCGGCGGCGAAATCGTGCAGGTAGCGGTCGGTAATGCGCTGGCGCAGGGTGAGGTTTTCCAGCGGCGGGACGGGGGTGAAGTCGTAGTCGATATAGAGTTTTCCGTCCTTGAGGGTGTCCTTGGTATTGATCTCATCGTCATACCAGGCGCTGGCATCGATAATGCAGCCGAGCGCTTTCAATTCCCGGAACTTGGCATTGATTGATTCGATGATGTCTTTCACCAGCGTCGGGTGCATGGGTTTATCAACCGCCCACATCATGGCATCGGCAATACTGTCAGCCAGTATCTGCGCGGTGCGCGTGGCCGATTCAAACGCGAACAGCGGTTCATCCGAGCAGGTGCGGTTGCCCCAGAAGCGGTAGCCGTTGGAGCGGATGAGCGTGGTCACATCGTGGCTGTTGAGATACCCGGCATCGGTGGCGGGGTTTTGCAAATCCCAATAAATATCGCGGGTCAATCCGGTCACACCGCCGACGGCCACGTTTGAAAGGGTTTTATGCCAGCCGATGGTCTGGTCAATCCTGGCGCGCAATCCGACGGCGCGGGCGGTGGCGAATGCGGGTTGCTCGGAATTGGTGGTGGTATCCCAGGCGGTGAAATCCGGCCAGATCAGCATCAATTCACGCGCGGCAAATTCATCCCGGTACAGCGCGGCGTCTTCCTTGGTGGCGCTGGCCCCGGCGCTGACATAGGCCATCGCGCGCAGTTTGCCCGCGACCACGGCCAGCGCCTTGGCCACGGGTTCGGTATCCAATCCCGGCGCGGCCAGGATGCGCGGTTTGACGCCGAGCACGGCTTCGGCCGAGAGCAGGGCATTGAGGCCGGTGTAGCTGCCGCCATCCACGCCGCCAATCACGTTGCTGGTGGTTTCAGCGTCATCACTGCCCGCCGCCACGCGGATGATGACGGTCAGCGGATCGGCCTGGTCGGCAATGGCGCGCAGGGTGGGCAACAGGGTGCCGGTCTTGCCCGCCTTGCCCATCGCTTCGGAAAGGCGCGTGAACAGGACTGGACGGTTCAGCGGAAATGTGGCCGCATCGGCATCGGGCGCGGTACAGACCACGCCAATGATGGCCGTCGAAACGGTGCGGATGGTGCGGGTGCCGTCGTTGATTTCAATGACGCGGACGCCGTGGTGGAAGTCGGTGGTCATGGGAGCCTCGTGGGGTCAGGGGTGGAACAGCAGGGGGATGGTGAGATGGGTATTGCCGGGTTGTGCATGGCGCACGCGGGCGGTCAGTTCCAGGGTGGCGCGTCCGGGCGTGGTGGACGGCGTGAGTGCCATGCGGATCAGGGTGATGCGCGGCTCCCAGCGGTGCAGCGCGGTGGCGATCGCGCCATACATGCGCACGATGCTGGAACCGTTCTGCGGCTGGTCGATGAGCTCGGGCAACTGCGAGCCGTAATCCCGGCGCATGATCCGGGTGCCGATGGGGGTGGTCAGGATGTCGGCCACGGATTGCACCAGGTGGTCCATGCCTGACAGCGGTGTGCCGGTGCTGGCGTGCATGCCGTGCATGTCACCACCAGCGCAGCCAGTGCAGCACTTTGCCCGCCGCCAACACAAGACCGGCCAGTCCGGTGTACTTGACAGCCAGCAAGGCGACGCGGGCATACATCTTGCCCACAATGGCGGAATCTTCCTCGTTCATGTTTCCAGTCACTTTGACATCGGTTTTTTGCGTATGCTTGTGCATGCGCGGCTCCTTAGCTTCGATAAGGGGTTGGTGAAGAACGCCTCGGTTGTTTGCGCAGCCGGGGCGTTCGTTTGTGTGGGGTTACCACCAGCGGATCGAGGTAATCAGGGACGAGACACCGATGCACAGCCAGGCACTGGCTGCAATCAGCCCGATCAGCCAGAGCGCCACAAAGCGCCATGCGGGAAGGTGTTTGGGCATCTGTCCAATCTCATGAAAAATCTTGCTAACATCCACTGATGTTTGCTCCATAGGTGATGTATGGGGTGAATCCAGAGCGCCCCGGTTGTTTGCGCAGCCGGGGCGTTCGCTTGTGCGTGGTTCAGTACAGCGCGGGCGCGGGCAAAAGGCCAGCGCGGCAATGTGTAAAAGGGGCTGTTACAAAATAAAGTGGGCGTGGCCGGTGCGGGACGGCCCTCTCCCGCACGCGGGAGAGGGGGCAGGGTGGCGGGTGCGCCCGCTTACTGTGGCGGGCCGCTGCTGTCCGGCCCGGCCTTGATGCCGCCGTGGACGTGGCCGGTGAGGCTCACGCCGCCGCCGATCACGTCGGTCTGCGCGGTCAGGCTCTGGCTGACGGTGGCCTCGCCGTTGATGCCGGTATCCCCGTTGAGGGTGGTCTGGCCATTGACCGTCAGCGGGCCGTTGAGGGTGATGCCGCCGGGCGCGGTCACCGTGGCGGTGCCGCCCTCGGGCAGGATGGCGGTCAGGGTGTGGGCGGCATGGTCGTATTCCAGGGCCGCACCGTCGGGATAGACCGTGATGTGGATGGTCTCGGCGGTGCTCGGTGGCGGGAAGGCATCGCAATACAGCCCGCGCAGGACCACGCCGCCGGTCAGATCGCCCTCGGGGCTGAGTACGATGACCTGCTCGCCCACACCCGGCGCGCTCCACGCCATGACCGGCCCCGTGCGCGGGGCCAGCCACGGCAGCCAGCCGGTGTGATTGCCATCGCTCTGCACCCGGCAGCGCGCCCGCTCATGATCGACCTCAAGCACGGTGCCAAGGCGCACAAGATTGGACAGGCGGCGGCGGGTTTCATTCAGGTGCGGCACGTGCGCGGGCCTCATTGGCCCGGCCACGGTTTGCCGCGATCAGGTTCGATGGATTTCTGGCAGTGGTCGGGGTCGAGTTTGCCGAGGATGCGGCAGAACCAGCGGCACAGGCGGCAGTGGTCGGTTTGTTTGCCCATGCGGCTGGAGAGGGTTTCGTCCGGGTCGCCGCCGAGCAGGGTGTTGACGAGCTGGTCCAGCGAGAGCATGAGGTTCCAGAGATAGCGGCGGATGCGGGCGGGGGCGGGGGTGCTCATGGCCGTTCTTCATCCTGCACGGGGGCGTCCAGTATTTCCGCCGCGCGGCCCTGGCCGATGAGGCCCAGGCTCTCCATCTGTTCGACGCTGGCGCGGGTGACGGGGTTGGCGAGGTCGGTGAAGCTGGCCTTTTTGGCGCGCTCCTGGGACACGCGCAGGGCGGCGGCCTGGGCGCGCTGTTGCGGCGCGGCGGCGGGGTCGTCCAGCCCGGCCAGTTCGATGGCCACGCGCTCATCCAGGGTAAAGCGCAGGTCGAAGGCCAGGTTGGTGATGATGCGGGTGTGCGGGACGGGTTCCGGTTCGGGTTCCGGTTCGGGTTCGGGTTCCGGCGCGGCGGGGGCGGTGAATCCGGTCTCGGGGTCATAACTCCAGCCGATGCCGGGACGGGGGGTGAGGCCGGTGACGTCGATGCCGCCGGGCCAGCCGTCCGGGCCGGTGTCAATGAGGTTGGCAACGGTGCCATTGGCAATCAGTGCAAAGGTTTTTATGGGGGTGTTCATGTGTGGTGTCCTCATTCTTCCCAGGTGACGATGCACAGCCCCGAGCCGCCGTTGCCGCCGTATATGGGGAAAGAACTCGATTCGGTAGCTGAACCGCCGCCGCCGGTGTTGGGCGGGGCATGGAAGCGTTTGGACGCATCAACGTGATGGCCGCCGCCGCACCCGCCGCCAGCGCCCGGTGAATGAGCATGCAGGGAGACGCCGGACAACATGCCAGGCGCGGTCCATTTTTCCGGTACTCTCTGTGCAGGTTGTCCGGGGGCGCTGCCTTCCCCGACCGACCCACCGGGACTTCCACTATAAGAAAACAACGGCGGCGGCTGTCCGCCGGGAGCGGTGAGCAGGTCTCCGAATGTCGTTGCGCCGCCAGCAGAAGGTGGCAATCTACTATTGCTGTGGTTTGTTTCATATCCTCCGTTTCCGCCTGCGCCGATGATGACCTCGACCGGCCCGGTGACGGTGACAATGCGGGTGATGTCTGCACCGGAACTGCCGCCTCCGCTGCGTCCTGTCGTACTTTTTGAATATCCAGCACCCCCCCCGCCACCCCCGCCGACGCACCTCACGGTGACGACACCGCCGGCCTCGAGCAGTGCCTCGGAGGGTGTAAACATGCCCGAGACGGTGAACACCTGCTGTTTTTTGAGCGGGCGCAGGTCGGCCCGTGATTGCGAGAGGAAGCGGCCCATTACAGTGTCTCCTCAAAGCCGTGGGCGCGGGCGTTGACGCCTGCGGCGGAGGCGCTGGCCCACAGGGTTTCGCCCGGCGAGAGGGTGAGCGCGGTGCGTTCGAGCACGCCGCAGGCGGGCAGGCGGGTGTCGTACTCGATGAAGTCACCGGCACCGGGTTCGGTGCCGGTGCCGATGGCGGCGCGGACGTTGCAGGTGGCCGCGCCGGTGTTGCACAGGGCCAGGGTGAGCGAGGCCACGGTGTCCGCCGGGACGGTGTACAGGGCGGTTGGGGTCTCGGGGGCAAGGTCGGCCTTGCCGAGCAAACCGGACATGGGAAACTCCTAGAGTTGGTTGAAGAAATGGCGGCGGGCGCGCTGGCCGGTGGCGGCCTGGGCGAGGATGCCGTCCCGGGCGGCGGTGAGGGCGGCGCTGAAGCTGGCGGTGAGGCTGGCGGTGAGGCTGGCGGTGAGGTTGGCGGCCAGGGTGTCCAGTTGCTGGCCGACCCAGCCCTCATGCGCCAGCCCTTCGAGTTGCTGCGCGGTCCATGCCTGGGTGGCGTTGACCACGGAGGGGTCAATCTTGATGGTCACGGCCTCGGTGGAGGCGACGGCAATGTGGGTGCGGATGATGAGTTCGCTGGCCCCGCCCGATGCCAGCACGGGCTTGGGGGTGGGCGGGTGGCTGGCGTAGACCACCAGCTCGCCGTCAATGTCGTACAGGCCGCTCTCGCGGATGAAGAAGCCGCCGACCTCGGGCGGGATGACGGCCTGGATGCGCACCAGGGTGGGGTCATCGGGGTCGGGGGCGATGGAGGCGACCGGCTGGCGGTGGACTTCATTGATGAGTTCGGCGCGGTGGACGGAGGGTACCACCGCCGCGCCGCCGCCATCGCCCAGGGCGATGTGGGTGATGGTGAGCGGGGTGCCGCCCGGTTGCAGGGCGGCGGCGAGCTTGGCCTGGCCGGGGACGGTCAGCAGTGCGGTGTAGTTCATGGCTGGGTCTCCACGCGCAGGGTGATGGTGTGGTGGGTCATGTGGGCAAGGGCGGTGGCGCCGCGCGCCGCTGCGGTCATCGTGGCCGGCGGGGGCGGGTAGAGGTGGAGGGTCTGCGCGGTCAGGGTGGCGGCCCCGACGCGGGCGCGGGCGTGGAGCCGGGAATCCAGCACCACGCGCGTCATCACCAGATGGCTGCGGGTGTTTTTGGCGGCGCGGACGATGGCGGCGATGCGCTCGAACCAGGCATCGTCAATGGCCGGCTGCGGGGGAAGCTCGGGGGTGTGTTCGACGCTGAAGGTGTACGGCGCGCCGGGCGGGCTGGCCTGAAACCATTCCACGACCTCGGTCTGGCCGCCCAGCACGGACAGCGCGCCCTTGAGCGCATGCGCGGTACCTTTGTGGCGGTGGACGTCATGACTGGCCGCGATGGCCCGGCGGCGCTGCGCTTCGCTCCAGTCGGGAAACCAGCGATCCACGCTGCGCGCCCAGGCCAGCCAGGGCAATTGTTCCGCTGGACATACATCTGGATTCCATAAATCACCGATGCGCACGGGGAGCCGGGCGCGCTGCGCGAAGACCTCGGCGGCGGCGCGCTCCAGCGCGCTGGCCGATGGCGGCAACAGCGCCGCAGTCATTGCGCCACCGCCGTGATGGCCATGCCGGTGCAGTGGCCGCAGCGGGTGGCGTCCAGCAGCACATCCGCCGCCGGGGCGGTCAGGATGACGTGCCGCACGCCCTCCACGTGCAGCGCCGCCAGCAGCGCCGAACGGTGGATGCTGCGGCCAAGGCGCTGCTGACGGGCCAGAACGTCATCGATATTGGCCCGTGCGGCTGCTGTCACCACGGCCGCATCCGGGCCGGGCCACAGCGAGAGGGTCGCCTCCAGCGACCAGTTGACCACGGACGCAGGCTGCACGCTGACATGGTCGGTCAAGGGGCGCACGCGCTCGGCGTTGAGTGCGGCATCCACCGCTGAGAGCACCTCGGCAGCGGGGACGCCATCGCCGCTGCGGGAGAGCACCGTCACCACCACCTCGCCCGGTGCCGGGCTGGCCACGCTGGCATCCAGCACGTCGGCGTGTGCGCCCAGGGCGTGGAAAACATACGCGCCATCCGGGCCTGCGGTGCTGAAGCCCTCAAATGCGAGCTGCACCCGGCGGCGCAGGTCATCATCCGGTTCCAGCACGGCGGGCACGGGCGGAAAGGCCGCCGGGTCTGCCGGGACAATCACCTGGCGTTCCACGTTATATCCGGCGGCAATATGATCCAGCGCGCTGCCCCCGGCATAGGCCAGCATGACCGATTTTGCCGCTTCGTTGATGCGCTGACGCAGAAGCAACTCGGCATACGCTGCCACTTCGGCCAGTTTCATTGCCGGGTCCGATTCCACCAGGGCATCAAACGCGGGATGGCGGGCGCGCAGCTCATCGATGAGCCGGGAAAGGATGGTTTCAAACTCCAGCGGCTCAATCAAATCCAGTGCGGGCAGGCGCGAGAGGTTGACGGCGGTAAAGGCGGACATGGGCGCTTACCACCAGCGCAGGGCGTAAATAAAGATGGACAGACCAATGAACACCGCCAATATCCGTGCAGTGTCAGCCAGTTTGTTCCCTACTTTTCCTGCATCGTATTCGTTCATTTTTCCGGTCACTTTGACAGGCGGTTTTACGGCATACTTGTGCATGCACTGCTCCTTGATGATTCCAAGGGGTGGATGAAGAACGCCCCGTCCGTCTCCAGCGGCCGGGGCGTTCGTTTGTCTGCGTCAAGTACACACGCCCGGCGCGGAAAATGCCAGCACCGCGTTATGTAAAACGGCCTCTTACACAATAAAAACCG